GATCCTGATAACAGAATACAATTAGCAGATGATAAAAAATATGATTTTTTTATTGATGACGTGTTTATTGAATCTATTGCATCATTTACACGGCAAGGTGGTAACACTAACCAGAATAATATGGGATTTACTGTTACTGAACCATACAGCATGGGTATGTTTATGCAAGCATTGCAAATTGCATCATACAACCAAGGCCGTAAAAATTGGCAAACAGCTGCATTTTTATTAACCATTGAATTTAGAGGTAATACAGAAACTGGTCAGATAACCAATATTCCAAATACTAAAAAATTTATTACGTTTAAATTCCAAAATTGCCATATGAAAGTTACTGAAGCCGGTAGTATATACACTATTACCGGTTATGCATGTGCAGGTGAAGCACTGAATGACAGTAATGTGAATTTTAAATCAGATACCGTAATCACTGGCAAGACTGTTCAAGAAATATTACAAAGTGGACCAAAAAGTTTGCAACAAGCTGTAAATGCTAGATACAAACAGTTGAAGGAAACTGGTGCTGTTAAAGTACAGGATGAGATATTAATATTATTTCCAAATAAAATATCGACAGAGGGTGCTGGTGCCACACTTGTGAAACAAGGTGATACTGAAAGTAAATCATCTGCTACACAAGATCCCACACAATTAAATGATGAAAAATTATTTAAAACACTCGGTATTTCAAGAAGCAGTACGAGTGCAACATTGATACAAAATGATGGTACTTGCAACGCATTAGGAAAGGCTAAACTTGGGTATGATGTTAATAGAGCTGGTAAATCACCATTTCCTGATGAAAATGCGGTATGGGATGACACTAAAAAAATATGGAATAGATCGGATGTTTGTTCAGCTCCCGGGGTTACTGATTTTATATTTGCTCAAGGATCTGATATTATCAATGCAATCAACCAAGTATTACTTAAAAGTGAAATCGCAGTTTCTGCGTTGGATCCAAAACAACTATCACCTGAGGGATTTCGGCCATGGTGGAAAATTGATACACAAGTTTATTATATTAAATCAGATGAAAATTTTAAAACAACTGGAACTATTCCAAAATTGATAGTATATCGAGTGATTCCGTATAAAGTGCATGCAAGTAAAATGTTACCTCCAAATGCAACTGCCCCTGGGTTGGATAAATTAAAAGATCAAATTGTTAAGGAATATAATTACATTTATACTGGTAAAAATATTGATTTGATTAAGTTTGAGTTTGAAATATCGGCTGCATTTAATAATTCATATATGGCTGACAATTTTACAAAATCGGGAGATGTAGTCACTGCCCAACAAACTAGTAGTGCTGAAACAGTTACACCAAATGAAGCAAAACAAGCTCAATCAAAAATACCTACTGGAAGTAGTAATGTACAACCCGGTGCAGCTGTGACCACAACCAAGCACGATGCGGTGATTACTTCGTCTGATAATAAAGGCGGATCAGTTGGTGATACGCCAGCAATACGTGCAGCAAAATTATTTCATGATGCTGTAACCACGCCAAATGAAATGCATACAATACATATTGACATATTAGGAGATCCGTACTATATTTCGAATAGTGGCACTGGGAATTATACTGATACACAACTGAAATTTGTCAATATTACTAAAGATGGTAGTATTAATTATATGAATGGTGAATCACATATTGTAATTAATTTCAGGACACCGACTGATATAAATCAACAAACTGGTTTGTATGATTTAACAAACACCAAGGTAGCTCAACAATTTAGTGGATTTTTTAGATTAACCACAATTAGAAGCGAATTTAAAAAAGGTGTTTTTACACAAACAATTCAGGCAGCTAGAGTTCAAGGACAAGACAATCCAGAACCATCAAATCCGGATTCATTATATAGTTCTGATAAAACCCCAGATACTAATAAAGGACTAGGGATTAGTAATTTTCTTGGTGGTGAGTTCACTAAAAAACTTGATTCTATCACAGAAGATTTTACGTCAAAAATTCAATCGACGATAGATGGTACCGCGTCGGTAATTAATGAAGTGGTGCCAACAATAACAGGGCTAATAAAATAATGGCAGAAGAAAAGAATTCCGGTGTACAAAGTGCAGTACCATCACAACCGTGTCTTGCAAAAGTTGTTAGTCATTTAGATACAACATACATGGGATCACTTGAAGTAATGTTGTTGAGACCAGGAGCAGGCAACGATTCTGTAAGTTCCCAAGTTCAACAGGTGAAATATATGAGTCCTTTTTGGGGAAATACTTCAATCGATTCCGTCTGTAGCCAGAATGATTATAATAATACGCAAAAAAGTTATGGTATGTGGATGGTTCCCCCGGATGTGGGATCCACTGTTATAGTTATATTCATAAATGGCGATGCAGCAAGAGGCTATTGGATTGGATGTGTTCCAGATGAGAACATGAATTTCATGGTTCCTGGAATTGCTGCTACTGAAAATTCGGTGACTAGTGGAACAGCGGACGCGGTTGGTAGAACAAGCCGACTACCGGTTGCTGAATATAATAAGTTGGAAAACAACCAAAATGGTGATGCTACTAGATTTAAAAAACCAGTACATCCATTTGCAGCAGCTTTGGAAGCACAAGGATTGCTATTAGATGATACCAGAGGAATAACTACCAGCAGTGCACGACGTGAAACACCGAGTATGGTATTTGGTATAAGCACACCAGGTCCATTTGATAAACGCCAAGGAGCGCAAGTTGGTCATCTAGGAAAATCTGATTGTGGTGTTAATAATGGACCCGTAAGTCATTTAGGCGGCACAACATTTGTGTTAGATGATGGGGATGATAAATTTTTGAGAAAAACATCAGCGAGTATTGGTCCACCAGAATATGTATCTGTTGAAAAGGGTGATACTGGTGGTGATGTGACGATTCCTCATAATGAATTATTCAGAATTAGAACCAGAACTGGGCATCAAATATTATTGCATAATTCTGAAGATTTAATTTATATAGGGAATAGTAAAGGTACAACGTGGATCGAATTGACCAGTAATGGTAAAATTGATATATTTGCAGAAGATAGTATTAGTATTCATACAAAGCAAGATTTTAATTTAACTGCTGATAGAGATATCAATTTCAATGCTAAAAATATAAATTTAACGGCATCTGAAAATTTCAAAGTTACTGCTAGTAAAAATTTTGAAGTAGTGGCTGGTGTTGATGGATTGATTACATTGGGTGGTAGTCAACATATAAAATCTGGTGGAAATTGTTTGATAACAGGCGCGGAAATTCATTTAAATGGTCCAGCTGCAGCAGCTGCAACGGTAGCACCTGTGCCTACTAGAATCCCCGATCATGAGCCTTGGATCGGACATGAAAATCTCGATCCAGCTATGTTTACCCCAGATAAAACGGTAGCAGTTGAGCCATCTCAATTAACAGAACCAACTCCACCGACTATGTATAAACAGTATACTGCTACTATGGATACATTTAATAAAGGATCATAAAATGAGTAATTCATTATATACTAAACTTACTATACCGTCAAATAATCAACAAATTACATCACAGATGTATAGAGGATTTAGTACGGTGAGTCCAGACACTGAAAATTTTAAATTGTTTGATTTAGCATTAGTTAAACAAGACTTGTTAAATCATTTTTACACTCGTCAAGGTGAACGATTGATGAATCCAAAATTTGGAACAGTAATATGGGATTTAATTTTTGAGCCGTTGACTGATGATACCAAGAATCTCATAATCCAAAATGTTAATGAAATTATAAATTATGATCCACGAATAGTTGCAAATGATGTAGTAATCACACAATATGAAAGTGGTATACAAATAGAATGTGTCTTGACATATTTGCCATATAATATATCGGAAAAACTTAAATTACAATTTGATCAGACTAACGGGCTTTTTGTTCAATAAAGTGCGTAGATTATCCTAATGAATAAATACAGCTATTAGGATTAATTATGAGTGCAACCGATAGAGAAAATAGACTTCTAGTAGCTGAAGATTGGACAAAAATATATCAGTCATTTCGTAGTGCTGACTTTCAAAGTTATGATTTTGAAAATATCAGACGAACAATGATTAACTATTTACGTCAAAATTACCCGGAAGATTTTAATGATTATATTGAAAGTTCTGAGTATTTGGCATTGATAGATCTTATAGCATTTTTTGGGCAAAATATTGCATTCCGAGTTGATTTGAATGCTCGTGAAAACTTTTTAGAATTGGCAGAACGTAGAGATAGCGTACTACGATTAGCTAGAATGATTAGCTATAATGCAAAAAGAAATATTGCCGCAAAGGGGTTATTAAAATTTTCAACAGTTCAAACTACTGAGCGTGTTATTGATAGTAACGGTAGAAATCTATCAAACCAAGTCATTACATGGAATGATACAAGTAATCCTAATTGGTATGACCAGTTCATAAAAATCATGAATGCAGCAATGCCAGATGCACAACAATTCGGTAATCCATCTGACAGCGCAACAATTTATGGTATTGCTACTGAACAATATAGATTCCAAGCGGCTAATACTGATGTTCCAGTTTATTCATTCTCCAAAGTTATCTCTGGTAGATCAATGAATTTTGAGATTACCAGTACTACTTTTTCTGGACAAACCTATATCTATGAAGAATCCCCCAAAGTAGGTAATAGATTAGCATGTGTATATCGGGACGATGGCCAAGGTGCAGGAAGTGCTAATTCTGGTTTTTTCTTGAATTTTACACAAGGTTCTTTGAATACAGGTACTTTTAATATTTCACAACCGAGTACAAACGAAGTTATTAATATTGATACCCAAGGGATCAATAATTCAGATGTGTGGTTATATTCATTAGATTTGTCTGGCGTTGAAAAAAGTGCATGGGTACAAGTTCCAAGTTTAACCGGTAATAATATCATATACAATAGTTTGAGTAAAAATATTAAAAATATTTATGGTGTGACTACACGGGCAAGTGATGCAATTAGTTTAAATTTTAGTGATGGCACATTTGGCAATCTTCCACAAGGCCCATTTAGAGTATATTATAGAATTAGTAATGGATTATCGTATGTAATTAATACGCAAGATATAAAAAATGTTACGATTTCAATACCATATATTTCGTCAACTAATCAGTTTGAAACATTAACTGTGTCATTAAATTTGACAACCTCGGTAATGAGTTCATCACCCTCTGAGACTAATGAAAGCATTAAAACAAATGCTCCTCAAAATTATTATACTCAGAATAGAATGATTACTGGCGAAGATTACAATATTAATCCATTAACAGCGAATCATCAGATATTAAAAGTTAAATCAATTAATCGTACTTCAAGTGGTATTAGTCGATATTTTGATGTTGTTGATCCAACTAGCAAGTATAGTTCTACTAGATTATTTTCTGATGATGGTATCATTTATTCAGAGTACTATTCTAATTCGGTAAATTTCTCATATAAAACAAGAATCGATATTCAAAATGCAATTTACAATGTAATATTACCGATATTGAAAGATGACGGATTAAAAAATTATTATTATTCTAATTTTGTTAGTGGGGTATTAAATTCTGGAAAAACAATTACTTGGACTCAAAATTCTTCTGATATACAATCAAGTGTTGGTGTTTTTTCCGAATCAGTTGCATCGTTGAATATAACAACAGGCGCTAAAATAAAATTTGTCGCTCCTGTTGGATCATATTTTGATACAAATCAATCAAACAAATTAGTATCAGGATTTGCGATAACTCCTGGTTCTTCTTATTATTTGTGGGCAGATGTATCTAGTATTTCTGGTAATAATTATTCATTAAATACTATATTACCATCTACTGCTATAATTGATTCGGTAGTTCCAGAATGGTCAACTATTATAACAAGCACTGATGTATTGACAGAAATGGTTGAATTAATATTATTAAACCAACCATTTGGTTTGCGATATGATGTCACCACTCAATCGTGGAAAGTTGTATTAAAATCTAATTTAGACGTTATTAATCCGTTTAGTTTATATTCACAGGGCGATATCACCAACACAAATTCTGATGCTAGTTGGTTAATATTATTAACAACTAACAATAATGTTTATACCGTTACTAGCCGTGAAATGCGATATGTATTCGAGAGTGATAAACAATTACGATTCTTTTATGATGGGTCATCAACAATTTATGATAGCCAAACATCTAATGTGATTAATGATCTTGTTACAGTTTTGAGTTATAATACTAATCCAGTCGTAGTATCAACCTACGCATATGCTGCGTCAAATAGCAATACGATAGTAGTTAATAATGCTACTGGTATCACAATTGGTATGATTGTATCTGGGATTGGGATTGCTGATAATACAATTGTAATTGATGTTTCTACGTTAAATGGTGTTAATACAGTAACATTAAATAAAGTAACAATTGCAATTGTGAGTGAAACCGTTAATTTTAATAATATAGGATCATCGACATATAACAATGATTTGACATTTAAAATTATTGGATCATATGTTGGTGAAGATGGATATGTAGATACAAAAAAAGTATTAGTATCATTCTCCGATAAAATGGGACCAGATTTATTTAAACAGGTTGTTAATCCAATTCAGACTGATGCTAGTAAGTATATAGTGCAGTCTCGATACTCGATATCGTCTGGACAAGAGGATTACAAATACATAAGTAATTCTAATGAAATAGTTAAAATCCTACCAACACAGCCTGCGTCTTTTACTGGATATACGGATAAACAGTATTTTTACTTTATTGAT